GAACGGTGGGCATTAGAGGAAATGATTGAATGTTTTAAAAAGAAACCAGATGTCGGTTTAATTTATTCTGATTTTGCACAAATTAATAGGAAAGATGAAGTAGAAAGTTACGCACAAAGCAAAACATATGACGCCAAAAAACTTTATCAACATGGCTGGCGTCATTTTGGTATGTACAAAAAGTCTGCATATATAAAAACTTCTGGGTTTAATACACAATTAAACCGCTGTGAAGACGGGGATTTATTTATGCAAATTGCAGAACAAATGCCGTGTTATCACTTACCAAAAGTTCTGTATTTTTATCGTAACCATGGTGATAACACAACAAGCGTAGAAAAAAAATGTGAAGAGTGTAACGAACGCCCAATATGCAACTACATAAGAGTATGGGGAAAAGCTGCAGGTATTGACCATATAACGTTCAAACGGATTTAACATGGATATATTTGAACATTTGCATCACAAATTACAAGAACGCATTCTTAATTTGAATGAGTCTTTGAGCAACGGCTCGGCAAAAGATTACGCCGAGTATCGGGAACTGTGCGGCGTTATCCGGGGTCTACGATCCGCGCAGATAGAAGTGCAAGACCTTGCGAGTCGTACAAAGGAAATTGAAGATGAGTGAGTTATTAATCTCCCAAGACGGAGAATCGGCAACCACGTTGCCAGAGTCGGCAGAAGAAAAGGCCAAGCAGTTGCCTGAACCTTCTACATACCATGTGTTGTGCGTACTACCAGAAGTAGATGATGAGTATGACAGTGGCTTGGTTAAAGCTGGGTCAACGATGTACTACGAAGAAGTCTTATCGCCTGTGTTGTTTGTAGTAAAGCTAGGGCCAGACGCTTATAAAGATAAGACTCGTTTCCCTAGTGGGCCTTCATGCAAGGTAGGAGATTTTGTACTTGTCCGTCCTAACACCGGGACCAGGATCAAAATTCACGGCAAAGAGTTCAGGATCATTAACGATGATTCAGTCGAAGCTGTCGTTCAAGATCCACGCGGTATTTCAAGAGCATAGGAGGACGTATGAACGAAGACTATAAGTTTCCAGATGAGAAAGAAGAGAAGATCGAAGTTGAAGTTGAAAGTGATGTTGAGGTTGAGATTGTCGAAGACGAAAAGCCTAAGCACTCCAAACTTCGAGAAGATCCTAAGCCTTTAGATGACTTTGAAGTCAAAGAGTACAGCGAAAAAGTCAAACAAAGGATTGATCACTTATATAAAGGATACAAGACAGAGAAACAGCGAGCCGAAGAAGCAGAACGCGCAAAGGATGAAGCGTTTCGCGTAGCCCAGGCTATTGCCGAAGAGAATAAGAAACTTAAGAGTTCTTTATCTGAAGGGCAACAAGCTTTACTTGAGCAAGCCAAAAAAACGGTTAGCAACGAACTTGAAGACGCCAAGAGGAAATACAAAGAAGCGTATGAATCTGGCGACAGTGATCGTTTAGTAACGGCCCAAGAGGAGTTAACGTCAGCCAAAATAAAGTTAGAACGCGTTAATAACTTTAAGCCGACTAGACAAGAGCCTGAAAAAGAAGTACATATTGAGGCACCGAAGGTTGATCCTAAAGCCGAGTCATGGAAAAAGGATAATCCTTGGTTTGGCTCAGACGATGAAATGACAGGGTTTGTCTTGGCGTATCACTCCAAGCTTATTAAGCAAGGCGTCGATGCATCGTCTGATGAGTACTACGAGAAATTAAACACTCGTATGAGACAAGTTTTCCCGGAATACTTTGACGCCGAGGAAACACCTAGACGGTCAGTAAAGTCAAATGTGGCACCTGCTACGCGCAGCGTTACTCCTAAGAAAGTAAAGCTGACACAAAAACAGGTTGATTATGCCAATCGCTACAAGATACCGATTGAGGTATACGCACTCGAAGTGGCAAAACTACAAAGGAATTGAAATGGAAAAGCAAGAACGAGGTCAACGCGAATCAAGGGAAACGGTAGAACGTCCAAAGAAGTGGATGCCGCCGCAGTTATTACCTGATCCGACACCGGAGCCAGGGTATAACTTTCGTTGGATTCGTATTAGCACTTTGGGTGAGGCTGATCCACGTCACATTTCTTCCAAGTTACGTGAAGGCTGGGAACCTGTTAAAGCTTCGATGCATCCTGAAATCCAGATGATGGCTGGCCAAACCTTGCGGTTTCCAGACAGCATTGAGATCGGTGGTCTGTTGCTTTGCAAAACACCTTCTGAAATGGTTGGTCAACGCAATGAGTTCTATCAGAAACAAACTGATGCTCAAATGCAATCTGTAGACAACAACTTCATGCGAGAAAATGACTCGAGAATGCCACTCTTTAAAGATCGGCAAAGCAAAGTCACTTTCGGACGTGGAGCTTCTTAAACTTAGGAGTTAAAGATGGCTTATCCCACAGTAAGCTCCGCATTTGGTTTTGTGCCGATTAATGAGTTAAACGGCCTACCCTATGCTGGAGCCACTCGTCAGATTCCCATCCCCTACGCTTATTCAACCAGCATCTTTAATGGTGACCTGATTGAGCTTGCGGGTGGTGCAATCAACATCACGGGTATGTCTACTTCTACCACGACAACGGCTCGCGCCGGTCAAATCGGGGTATTTGTAGGTTGCTCATATACCAATCCTTCCACCGGACAAAAGCTGTTTGCTCAGTATTGGCCTGCTTCAACCGCAGCCAATGACGCAGTAGCTTATGTTGTGGATGATCCTTCGGCAGTCTTCAAGGTTGCCATGGTTGGACAATCGGGTTCTGTATCTAACACAGCAACGACGATTGGTTATGCTTCAACTGGTTTGGTTGGGACAAACGTGTATGCAGTTACTGGCACTGCCGGCAGTAGCATCACGGGTAATTCAGCCATGGCCGTTTCGGCAGACAACCCAACAAACGGTACTGGTAATAAGCGTGTTACGACTGCGCTTCCCTTCCGTATCGTTGCAGTTGTACCTGAGACAGCTTATACCCTTACCGGTGTAGGAAGTACTTCGGGTTCTTCGACCACCCTCACGTTGACGGCGGCAGTAACTGGTTTGCAAGCAGGTATGCAAATCATTGCACCGACTGCAACGGCTGGCGCTTTCCGTAGTGGTTCATACAACTACGTGACAAACGTTAACAGCACGACGGTGACTTTAGCTTCGGCAATCACTTTGGCCGCAGGACAGACAGTAACCTTCGTTGGTTACCCAGAAGTCCTCGTCAAGTGGAACCAAGGCTACCACAGCTACCAGTTCGCAACTGGCGTTTAAGGGGAAATTTAAATGGCTATTTCACGCGCGCAACTACTGAAAGAGCTTCTCCCCGGCCTGAATGCATTGTTCGGTCTGGAGTATGCTCGTTATGGCGAAGAGCATAAGGAGATTTACGAAACTGAATCTTCTGAACGCAGCTTCGAAGAGGAAACCAAGCTGTCTGGCTTTAGTGCCGCTCCGGTCAAACCGGAAGGCAGTGCGATTGCTTATGACAACGCACAAGAAGCATGGACCGCAAGGTACAACCACGAAACCATTGCTATGGGCTTTTCGATCACCGAAGAGGCCGTGGAAGATAACCTGTACGACAGCCTGTCGTCGCGTTACACCAAAGCATTGGCTCGTGCCATGGCTTACACCAAGCAGGTGAAGGCAGCAGCAGTTTTGAACAACGGCTTTAACTCCGTCGTTACCTATGGTGACGGACAGCCTCTGTTCTCGACAGCTCATCCGCTCATCTCTGGTGGCACCAACAGCAACACGCCTTCTACCGCTGCTGACTTGAACGAAACGTCGTTGGAAAACGCCGTTATTCAAATCGCAGGGTGGACGGACGAACGTGGTCTGTTGATCGCAGCCAAGCCACGCAAGCTGGTTGTTCCTCCGAATCTCATGTTTACAGCAACCCGCTTGCTGCAAACCGAGCTTCGTGTGGCTACAGCAGACAACGATGTGAACGCGTTGAAGATGATGGGTTCAATCCCTGAAGGCTACACCGTCAATCACTTCTTGACTGACACCAACGCTTGGTTCCTCACCACCGATGTTCCTAACGGACTTAAGCACTTCGTGCGGACACCGTTGAGTACGTCAATGGATGGAGACTTCGACACCGGAAACGTTCGTTACAAGAGTCGTGAACGCTACTCATTTGGAGTGAGCGATCCGCTCGGTATCTTCGGAAGCCCCGGAGCTTGATGTAAATCAAGCACTTAGCGCAGAGAACCCCGCTTCGGCGGGGTTTTTTGTTTTCTATCATAACTGTGGTACATTACCTGTTACTAAGTCACAGGAGATAAAATGGATACCACGAACCTACCCAAAACCCGCAAAGAAGCCAAAGATTCAGGAGCCAAGTATTACTTCACAGGCGAGCCGTGCAAGCATGGGCATATCGCACCACGCAAAACAAAAGGGTCATGCGTTGACTGCTTAAAGGTGGAGTGGCAAGAGGCAGCAGAAAAACGCGCAGATTACTTCCGGGAGTACAACAAAAGAGATGATGTTAAAGAAAGAAAAAATGCATGGTATGAAATCAATCGCGAACAAGTGATTCAAGCTGCTGCTACACGTCCTCTAGAAGTTAAGCGTGTATATCAAAAAGCATGGAAAGAAAAAAACGTTGTATGGGTTCGTGCAGATACCAAATCAAGGCGAAGAAAACATAGGTTAGCAACGCCAAAGTGGTTAAGCAGAAAACAAAAGTCTGAGATTCGGCAGATATATCAAATTGCAATAACTATGAGTAAGACCACTGGCGAACAATATGTTGTAGATCACATTGTTCCTCTAAGATCTGAACTTGTATGTGGGCTGCACGTACCATGGAACTTGCGAGTTATCCCCCAGCAAGAGAACCTTTTAAAGTCAAATAAGTTAATTGACACCACCCATAGAAACTGATACAAACATACTATTCCGGGGTTATCCGGTGTATTAGACAGTCCCGGCTGACGAACATGCAGACTAATACACCGTATCGCATGTGAGGATTAAATGGCTAATACCACATTCACTGGTCCAGTAAGATCGGTTGCTGGATTCCAAGATATTTCAGTTAATAGCACGACGGGTGCTGTCACTGTTGACGCAACGTTTGCTGCTGCTACTACTGTCGCTTCGCTTTCTGCTACCGGTAATGTAACCGCTGATAGCGGAACTGCTCCTACTGCTGGCGGCATGGCAGCGTTTCTCGCTTCCTCTACCGCAGGGCTTGGTATTTATGTAGGTTCTGGCGCGCCAACTGTGTCAGCGGCACAAGGTTCGTTATATCTCCGCACTGATGGGTCTTCGACCAGTACTCGCGCCTACATCAATACGGACGGTGCTACGACTTGGACTGCTATCACGACCGCAGCCTAATTAGGAGTACGTCATGGCAATGCAATATGACGTTAAGTCGGCGCATCTAAACGCATCTGGAACCGTTTATGCTGCGCCTGCTCGTGTTAAAGGATTTTCAATCTGCGCTACGGCAAGTGTTGCCGGAACGTTGTTATTGAAAAATGGTGGTTCTAGCGGGACGACTTTGATTGAAATTGACATCCCTGCTAATTCAAATCCTAATTCTTTCTACACATTAGTTCCTGGCGAAGGTGTTCGATTCACGACCGACATCTACGCAAGCTTGACTAACATAGCAAGCGTTACGATCTTCTATGGCTAAGTCTCCTGCATGGCAGCGCAAGGAAGGCAAAAACCCAAAAGGTGGTTTGAATGCCAAAGGCAGAGCTTCGTATAACGCAGCTAATCCGGGGAAACCCGGACTCAAACCACCCGCTCCAAACCCAAAAACCGAAAAAGATGCTAACCGGCGTAAGTCTTTTTGTGCAAGGATGAGTGGGATGCCTGGGCCAATGAAAGATGAAAAAGGGCGACCAACGCGCAAAGCGTTGTCGCTAAAAGCTTGGAAGTGCTAAATGGACCCGATCATTCTGTGGAACCTAATCACTTCGTTTCTAGTGGGGCTGGTGATGTTCATGCTGAAGAATTCTTCTGATGAACAAAAACGCATCCAGATTCTCTTGAATCGAACACGAGAGGAGATTGCTCGTGATCACATCACTCGCGCAGAAGTTCGTGCAGACCTTGAAAAGATTATGGAAAGATTTGACTCAGGCTTTGAACGGCTTGAAGCAAAAATTGATGCCCTCGCAAAGAAAGGATGATCATGGCGATAGTAAATAATGTACCTAGCCCTCCAGATATGGAAACGTCAAAATACGATCCACGTCTTGCTCCAAAGAAACCCAAACCAAAACCAAAACCCAAACCCAAGACGGCGGATATGGGCGTTATGGATATGATGAGCGAAGAAGTTGTGACCGCAAAGAGTGGCGGCATGATGTATTCCAAAGGCGGGTCTGCTTCTAGCCGCGCTGACGGTTGCGCTAAACGTGGCAAGACCAAAGGTACTATGGTGAAGATGTAATGCCTACTGTAAGTGACAAACAAGAAAAGTTTATGCAAGCAGTGGCGCATAACCCTAAGTTTGCCAAGAAGGTTGGTGTTCCAATGTCTGTTGGTAAAGAGTTCACTAAAAAGGATGGTGGTGAAATGAAAGAACCCAAAGCAATGATGAAGAAAGAAGTTGGTTTTATGAAAGCCAAAGGCGCGCCAAAGTCCATGATCAAACATGAGATGGAAGAGATGAAGGGCATGAAGCGCGGTGGTAAGGCTTATGCTGCTGGCGGTCTTGCTGCTGGTCATAAAGCTGCTGATGGTATTGCCAAGAAAGGTAAGACCCGTGGCATGGAAGTAACCATGAAGGGATCTACCGGCATGAAGGCTGGTGGTAAAGTTAAAAAGATGAACTACGGCGGTAAGTGCTGAGATGCTAGCTTCTCGTGGCATGGGGGCAATCATGCCCTCAAAGATGCCCACGGCTCGGCGTAAGAAGCGTCGAGACGATACGGACTTTATGGTTTTTGCAGAAGGCGGTGAGTCTCGTGTCAACGAAGCAGGAAACTACACAAAGCCGGGGATGCGTAAAGCATTGTTCAACAGCATAAAAGCTGGTGGCAAAGGCGGATCGCCTGGGCAGTGGTCAGCTCGCAAAGCACAAATGCTTGCTATGAAGTACAAGCAAAAAGGCGGAGGTTACCGTGACTAAGGATTTTCCGGATCTTAATGATGATGGCAAGGTAACTCGTGCTGATGTATTAAAAGGACGTGGTGTTCCGGGGTTTAAAGGTGGTAAGTGGATTAAAGAAGCCATCAAGAAACCTGGCGCTTTGCGTAAGTCGTTAGGCGTCAAAGGCGATAAACCGATTCCCGCAAGTAAGTTAGCTAAAGCAGCAAAGGCTCCCGGTAAAATGGGGCAACGAGCAAGGCTGGCTCAGACGTTAAAGAAGATGAAGTGAAAGCACCGCAGCAAAGTCTGAAGAATTGGACTGACCAAAAGTGGGGGACACGCAGTGGCAAACCTAGCACACAGGGTTCAAAAGCAACTGGCGAACGATATCTCCCGGAGGCGGCAATTAAATCTCTTACACCTTCAGAGTACGCTGCGACTACAAGAGCAAAGCGAGCTGGAAAAAACGCAGGAAAACAGTTTGTTAGGCAACCGGCAAAAATTGCCGCTAAGACTGCGAGATTTAGATGACCACTAGCGGTTCAACTGGTTTTTCACCAGAGTTCACAGAGATCGCTGAAGAAGCGTGGGAGAGGGCTGGCCGAGAGATGCGGACTGGTTATGACCTCCGTACGGCACGGCGTTCTATGAATCTGATGACTATTGAGTGGCAGAACCGTGGCATTAATATGTGGACTATTGATCAGGGAACGATCACCCTGACAGCAGGC